TATCATTGACAAATCTTTTACCTCTGATGGATATACTCTATACACTCCACCAGCAACTTCTGCCCAGGTATATTGTCTAGGTTCATCCCAGTGAAAATTGATTCCACGGAAACCCCAAGGCATAATATCTGTAACTGCCACAAAAGGATTTTGATCGTATCTTAGTTGAGGTGTTTTGGCATTATATACAAAGATGTATATCTGACCTGGTTGAACAGATGTTTTCGGTTGCTCTGTAAGAACTTCAAGCAGTGCAATCATAATATCATCAGGATCTTTTATTCCGATGATATCATCAGCAATACCACGGACCCTATTTACATTACTGTCTGTATCTGTGGGTCTGGTTGCCATTACTTGATACCTAATTCTTTTTCAGTCATCACCTTGAATTCCCACATTCTATCAGCACAGTAATCTTGTGCTGCTCTCCACTTTGCCTGATTCTTAGCATATTCATATGCTTCGTTCAGGTATTTTTTTGTCTGCCTCTTTGGTTTGGGTGGGGGGGAACACTGCCTCATTGGTTTGATTTCAATCAAAGATGATTTGATTTTACCACTCACATCTTTGTACTTAATAAAGAAGTCTGGAAAGTACCGATGAACCTTATTATCAATAGGAGAACGATATGGGATACAAAACTCTTCCGACTGCCATTCTATAACACTTGGATTATTATCACAGTAGACCATAAACTTGCGTTCCCAGAGAGAACGGTATACAATATTGGTTGGATCACCCTTATATTTCTTAGGATAAGATGGTTTGTATTTTCCCTTATATGACATCTAAATAACTAAACAATCACCTAAGAGTATTTAGAGTGCCTAGACCATTTCCGAAAAAGATATCTCAGATAAAACCTACTTTATCAAATGTTGCTCAAACTTCTCATTATGCAGTAACATTTGCTGGATTTAGTAATATTCTAGCGGATTATCTTAAGACTAAAGGTATTCTTGGTAGATATATTGCAGATGATCTATCATTATTGTGCTGTAGGGCATCTTTACCTGGTAGTGCTCACGCTACAGCATCAGTTGTAGGAAAGTATCAAGGTGTGGCACAAAAGTTTGCCCATACAAGATCTTTCACTGAAATGAGTATGGATTTTTATGTTGATAATGATTACAAATCTTTGAAGTTTTTAGAGCATTGGATGGAGTTCATTTCATCTGGATCTAGATTAGAAGGTGAGTCTGCCAATCCAACAGCAGATGGATATTATTTTAGAATGCAATATCCTGATGCATACAAGTGCAGTGAAACTAGAATTGTTAAGTTTGAGAGAGACTATAAAAATTATATCGAATATAAGTTTATTAATTTATTTCCATTATCATTAGATGCTATGCAAGTATCTTATGAGGGATCTAAAATTCTTAAAGCAACTGCTTCATTTACATATGATTATCATATTGCAGGTAGATCAAGATCTCTTGACAGACAATTAGATGAATCTGAAAATAATGATCCTTCTCAAGTAAGATCTAAGAGATCATTCTCTGAAACAGTAAGAGCTAAGAATCTTGATGGTCTTGATGATATAACTGGATATGCTCAGAGACCATATAATGAAGATCTTGATGGTGTTCAAAAACTTATCGCTGATGGTAGATTCTTAAATAGTGGTGATGGTGGAAGCACAATCATTTCTGAAGGTGTCCGTGGTAGTAGTGGTAGCACTAGAATTGCCTAATAAATAATTTTACTGATGTGCATAGATTGTAATGCCTTTACCAAAGATTTCCACACCAACCTATGAGTTGGTGATTCCTTCTACCAAGAAGAAAATCAAGTATAGACCATTCTTGGTCAAAGAAGAGAAAGTTCTTATCATCGCTATGGAAAGCGAGGATATTTCAACGATCGCAAATGCAGTCAAAGAAGTGATTTCTTCTTGCATTTTGTCAAGAGGTGTCAAGGTTGATGAACTTGCAACCTTTGACATTGAATATCTCTTCCTCAACATTCGCGGCAAATCTGTCGGAGAGGAAGTTGAAGTTATGGTTACTTGTCCAGATGATGGAGAAACCAAAGTTCCTGCAGTGATCACTCTTGATGAGATTGAAGTTCTCTTTGATAAAAAACACTCAAGAGATGTCAAACTTGATGATGATCTAACTATGAGATTAAAATATCCTGCAATGGATGAATTCATCAAGAGTAATTTTGCACTGAATGATGTTGGTGTAGATGATACCTTTGATATTGTTATGTCTTGTATAGAACAAATTTACAATGAGGAAGAATCCTGGTCAACAAAAGATTGTACTAAAAAAGAACTAAGAGAATTTGTTGAGCAACTGAGTTCAAAACAATTCAAAGAAATTGAAAAGTTCTTTGAAACAATGCCCAAACTTTCTCATACAATCAAGGTATTGAATCCAAATACTCAAGTTGAAAACGATATCGTGTTGGAAGGGTTAGCATCTTTTTTCGTATAAGTATGGCTCATACTGACCTTGAGTCATACTTTAGGATAAATTTTGCTATGATGCAACACCATAAATACAGCTTGACAGAACTTGAAAATATGATACCTTGGGAGAAAGAAATTTACCTTACTTTCCTCCAACAATACATTGAAGAAGAAAACTTAAAAGCACAACAACAGCAGATGAATGGTTGAAGTTTCGCCACTAATAGCTAGAAGACGTAGAATTTCATCCTCTGCCTTTACGGGTAGAGCAAATCCTTCTGCAGTATCACCTTCTGAGATTAGATCTCAAAGGTTGCTGAATACAAATTCTATGCAGTTAGCTGCTGTTTCTGGTGAAATAAGAAGTCTTAGTATTCAAGTTAATCAACTCTCAAGTTCTCTTGAAGGTGTAAGAACATCTTTTGCAACACAGCAAGCATTAGAAAGGCAAAAAGAGCAGCAAGAGAGAATATTAGAAAATAGAGCAGCGCAACAAAAGTTGCGTGAAGGAAAAGAGAGTGTAATAGAACAAAAAATAAAAGCAGCAGCACTTAGACCAGTAATACGATTAGGACAGAAAGCACAGAGTTCTTTAACAAGTCTTTCTTCATTCTTATTCAGACTTGCTGGTGGTTGGTTACTTGCAAGAGGTGTTGATGCACTTATAGCACTTGGACAAGGTAATCAGAAAAGATTGAATGAGATCAAAGATATGGTCTTAACTGGTGTTGCAGGATATGTTGCGACTACTGGTGCGATTAAACTTGCCTTAGGTTTGATTGTTGGTGGATTTTCAAAATTAAATCTTATCCTTACAGGTATATCGTTAGTATATCTTTTTAGAGAACCAATTATAAACTTTGTTAATTTGTTAGTTGAAAAGGGTAAAGAATTTGTAAGAAGTTTGATTACCGAAGCTAGTAACCGACTAAAAATACCGATACCAACACCCGGGTTTTTACAACCAGGACCTCTAATTAATTTTGGTGGTGGAAATAATAATCAAACTAGTCAACAAGGTCAAACTCAACAATCAAATCCCTTCCCACTTGTAAAAACCGTAAAATCATCTGAACCTGAACCTGAACCTGCACCAAAGAATATGGCTCTTGGTGGAATGGTTGAGGGTCCTGCAGGTGTTGATAAAGTTCCTGCAAATCTTACTGCGGGAGAATTTGTTATGCCAGTAAACGTTGTCAATACTTATGGTGAAGGTTTTATGGAATCTATCAGGTCTATGGAAATGCCTGGTGGGAATATTTTCAACTATTCATTTGATACTGGTGATGCTTTAGAGAAAGCATTCAGGAAAAAAACGGCACTAAGAGAAGCACTTCCAGAAAATCAAATTGGTGCCAAAGTTTCTGATCCAGAAATCCTTGCTATGATAGCGCAAGAAAATGAGATAGGTAGAACTGGAAATCTGCCATCTACGGTGCAACCTATATTTAATGACAGGAAACCAATTGTTGATAGAATTAGTCAAGAAATTCCTTCAGAGCAAATTAATGTTGTTCCGATGCCAATGTCTGGTGGATCTTCCGCTCAACCTCAAGAAGTAGATTCTTCATCTGGAAATATTGCACCAGTACCATCATATGCCTCTGGAGATCCTGATGATCCATTCGGTGTCTCAAACGTTAGTATCTACGGAATACTCTAAATGTCAGCAGCACTTCAAAAAAATCAAGATACATTAAAAAATATAAGGAAATCAGTATCTGCATTTTCTTCAGGTCTTCGTGCTGCAACCAAATCATCTCTCGGTATAACAAAATCGCTTCGTGTTGGTAATAGAGAGAAGAAGAAGTCGATATCACTCAAATTGATTTCTTTCCAGAAAAGACGTCAAGCAGTTCAAAGGAGAGAGCAGGAAGATTTAATTGAAGCAAATAATTTGAAAAATCTTGAAAAATCTCCTAATGTGGCAGAATCTGTTGCATCAAGTACTAGAGGATTTTTAGGTAGAATTTTTGATACTGTTGGAAAGATATTAATTACTTGGACTGTTTTAAATTTACCAAGGATTATAAAAGCAGTTGAAAGTTTAAAAGAAAGAGTACAAAATACAATTCAAGGTTTGACAAATTGGTTCAATCAAACTTTTAGTTTTTTTAACATCTTCAACAATGAAGTTGAAACTCAAAAGCAAAGATTAGAAGTTAATGATACTACTACTGAAAGATTAAGTATTGAAAAAGATTCAAAATCTATCACAACCTTCCTTGAAGATGTAGGTAAAGCTATGCAGGAGGGAATGAAACTCCTGCAAAAGTGGAGTCAGAGAGAAACCTGGGATCAATTTTTTGGTGGAACATCTTCCCAATCCACAACACAAGGACAAAATCCAAGACAAAATCAAGGACAATATACAGGTGGACCAACAGAGGAGTTAAAAAATCTTATTAGATCTGCAGAATCGGGTGGTGATTATACTACACCTTACAAAGGCAACCTGGTAATTTATGATGCAAATGGTCGTGTCAAAGCAGAGTTCTCTAGAAAAGATGAAGATCTTTCTACGATGACAATTACACAATTGGATCAATTCCAAACTGATTATTTGAATTTTCAAAAAGCACAAGGTATTCCTGATGATCAAAGAAGTGCTGCTGCAGGTGCATATCAAATACTTAATGTAAAAGATCTTGTGCAGAAGTATGGTAAAGACTATGGTTTGGATATGGATAGTGTTTTTGATAAAAAAACACAGGATATACTTATTGAAATATTCTTAGAAAAAGAGAAAGGATTAACAAGACAACTTGCTACCCAAAATCCAACTGAATTTTCTAAAGGTCTTGCTCAAGCGTTTGCAGGTGTTCCTGTTCTTCAAACTATGCAAGGACAAAATCAACAAGTAACGAGAGGGCAGAGTTACTATACAGGATTTGGTAAAAATGCTGCAACAATTGGTGCTGATAGAACAGAAGAAGTAATTAAAAATTATGGAAATCTTGGTGGGCAGGGAGGACCAAACACACCGTTACAAATAAATCGACCAAATCAAACAGGAAATCAATTCCCACTTGTAAAACCAAAGAAAAGACAAACAGGACCATTATCTTCTAATAAACAAAGAACAATACCAATTCCAATTCCACAATCAAATCAATCACCACCACAACAAGTTGCATCTAGTGGTAGCTCTTCATCACAAATGCCTACTGGAAGTGGGTTAAATAGTAGTATCGCATTGGCGAAAAAGTTACTACTTACAGAACTAGAATATACCTAATGTCAGCATCGGATCCATCAAGATACGAAGAAATACTAATAGAATCTAGTGAATCAAAAGAGACTATTGATCTTAGATCAGGTGTTCAGTCAGTGGATTACTATGAGGATATTTTTCGTCCTTATGTAACTGCAAAGATATTAGTAACTTCTTCTGGTCCTGTTATCAATGGAAAGGGAATATATCAAGGATTGCCTTTAAAGGGTGGAGAAAGAGTATCGTTAAGAATCAAACAATCTGTAGATGGATTGCCTGGATTAGATTTTTCACAAACACCAGATGATTATCTTTATGTTTCTGGAATTTCAAATTATATTTCTGATAGCACTTCAGAAACTTTCATTCTGAATTTGTGCTCAAAAGTTGCTATTACAAATGAAACTACAAGGGTTACAAAAAGATATCCAACATCACAAAATATAAGTGGATCTGTAGAGCAAATAGTTAAAGAGTATCTTAATGTACCTTTTGCTGAGGCACCACATCAAACCGAAAACAAGTATGGTTTCATAGGTAATATGAGAAAACCATTTACAGTTATAAGGTGGTTGGCATCAAAAGGTGTTGATAGTGAAACTGCTGGTTTTGTCTTTTACCAAACCAAAGAGGGAATGCACTTCAAATCATTGAACAAAATGATTGAGCAAAAACCAAAAGCACTTTACAGTGAAACTATGGTTGCTGATGGAAAAGGTGAGCAGAATGAAGATTTCAAAATATCAACATATTATCTTGACAAGAATCAAAATGTTATTGAAAAGTTGAAACTGGGTGCATATAGCTCAATGAGATATTATTTTGATTTTCATCGAGCAGCATTCACAAGAGAACAAGAGGGAGTGTATCTACATAAAGATCATATTAAAAAAACAAATACTCTGGGATCTCAAGATCCAGGGTTACCAAAAGTTAATTCAACTGATGTAAAACCATTGGATGAATACCCAACCAGAATTATGTCTGGATTTATTGATAGAGGAACTCTTGAAGATAAAGTGGATACTACTAAAAATGCAGACCCATTTCAGTATCAATCACAAGCACTCTATAGATATGCCGATATGTTTACTCAGAAGGTGGAAATGACTGTTCCAATGAATACATCATTGAAAGCGGGTGACATAATTGAATGTGATTTCAGACAAACTGCAACTGGAAAAGAAGAGAGTGATCCTATAGAAAGTGGTCTATATATGATTAAGCAACTTCGTCACCATTTTGATAAAGAGGGATCATATACAGCAATGATGTTGATCAGAGACACTGTAGGTAAAAAGTAACAATGTTAGAAGAGGCTTTTCTAAAAACTAATTTTGTAGGTAGAGACGGATTCCGTTGGTGGATTGGTCAAGTTGCTCCTGTTGCTGCTTGGAAAGATCAAGCTGATGGTGCTGGGTGGGGTAACAGATGTAAAGTTCGTATTATGGGTTATCATCCATATTCTGAACTAGAATTACCAAATGAACAACTTCCTTGGGCACAGGTTCTTCTTGGTGTAAGTGATGGGTCGGGTGCAGCAAATAGAGCGAGATCACCAAAACTATCACAGGGTGATACTGTATTAGGATTTTTCCTTGATGGTGATGATGCACAATTACCCTGTGTTATAGGTTTATTTGGAAGAACAGATGCTGTTTCATATTCGGGCGCATATTCTAAACCATTTGAACCATTTACTGGATTTACTGATGCAGTAAAGCAGTCATCAGCAATTGTTCCTAACGAATCTAGTGAAAGCAATACAGAATCTCAAAAGTCACCAAGGATGGTTTCTCCTGAGATTGCTGATAAAGTTAGTGGAGAAATAAAAGATCCTGGTAAGAAAGAAGTATCTGCTTATGAAGCTATTGGTAAAAAAGTTACCATGGCAACAGCAAAAATTAGTTCAGAGATTGATAATATAAAAACCGATATTGAAAATTTTGTTGGAGATGTTCAGAATATTATAAAGGGAATTACTGATGGTATTGGTGATTTCACGCAGCAAATAAATGAAAGAATTGGTGCCATAACAAAAAGTATCCAGTCTGGTGCAACTGGAATGATCCATAATATGACGAGTGCCCTATCTGAATCGATGGGTGAAGCAATGAATAAGGGACTTGAAGTTCTTTATCAGGGTGTATATGCTACAGTGCTTGCAGCAACTGGTAGTAGCAAAGCCGCAGATGTCGCAGGTATCGCAGCACAATCAACATTCATTAGTCCAGTAAAGGCAATTTCGGATGCCCTACCCTGTATTGCCAACTCTGTCATCGGTGGTATTGGTGGAATGATTCAGGGATTATTGACCAATATTGCTGATAATGTAACTAACTTTGTTCAATGTATTGCAGATCAAGGTGTTGGTGCTATTATAAACACCATCATTGGCGGAGTTACAAAAGCATTACAACCATTATTGGGTGGTGTTGGCAAAATTCTTGGTGGATTCAATCCTTTTAGTTTTCTGACTAGTGCAGTTGATGCTTTCCAAAATGTTGTAAGTGCTCTTGATTGTAATGAACCACCAGCAGACTATGCTCTTGCATCAAACGAATGGACAATCGGTGTTGGATCTAATGAGGGTGCAGGAACTCCAGTAAGTCAAATTTTAGAAACAGCAAATAAGGCAAGAGAGGCAGCATCTAGAGGATTTGGTATTATTGACGCAGTTCAAGACATTGCAGGTTTGACTGGTTCCCTAGGTGTATTTGACTTCGCAAATCCAAGTGTATCAGTTCCTGGATTTGAAAGTGTTCTCGGTAATTGTTATGCTGGTCCTCCAGAACTTGGTGGATGTGGTGGAACTAAAATTAAAATCTTTGGTGGTAAAGGTATTGGTGGAGTTGCGAATGCAATCATTGGTCTTGCTAATGCAGATCGTGGCGTAACTGGAAGTTTACTTGGAGTTGATCTAGTAAATGGTGGTGGTGGATATACAACTCCACCATTTGTTGAAATTGTTGATGAATGTAAGAGTGGATATGGTGCTGTAGCGAGAGCAATTATTGATTATGATCCTAACTCCCCAACATATCAGCAAATAACGGATATTGTTCTAGTATCTCCTGGAGAAAATTATACTCCTTCGGTTGATAACCCAGTCAATGATATTACAATCAATACAGAGAATCCTGCAACAGTTGTAACTCCTGGTGTTGGTTACATTGGTGGTAATGAAGGCGATACGGTCACTGATAATCTGGGCAATGAATATACTATAGATGTTGATGAAAATGGTGGTATTAAGAAACTGACTCCAGTAGGAGAACTTAAGTTCCCACAAATTACTGGTGAAGTTGAGTTTGAAATTAATACTCAAACAGGTTTTGGTGTCATTCTTAAACCAAGATTCACCACAAGACCAGTTGAACCACAAGGTGAGGTCAAGCAAGTTATTGACTGTATATCTAAAGATGATGATCTTGTTGGGTACGTCAACGGTAAAGCATACTATGGACCATTCCATATTCATCCAACGAATGGTAGAAAGATGGTTGGTGCTACACATACATCTGCACCACACCAATACATCTATGATACTCAAGCAGAAAGTCTTGGATCTTCATCGGGATCTGTAAGCACCACAACTCAAATCATCAGAGAAACATCATCCACATCTAGTAGCACATCTTCTTCAACTACAACCACATCTACTACATCTAGTACAACAACTCCACCACCATCATCTACACCCCCACCAACAACATCTGGTGGAGGTGGTTCAACACCATCAACACCTACCCCATCTCCAACACCAACACCAACACCTTCACCCCCTACACCCCCACCAAGTTCTGGTGGTGGCGGATATGGTGGCGGTTACTAAATATCGGTAGGAGAATTTAATATGGCAAAGACAACTCAAAATCATTTCAAAGATTCTTTAGGACCAAATTGTAGACTTGAGGCAGGTAATCCTCAAATGGGTCAAAATGGTTCTGATGTTTGGAATCTCTTTGGCAACACACAGGATGGTGACAAGTGTGTTATTGGTCAATCTGAAGGTGGCATCACTCACGTTTATGGTGATAGAACCATTGAAATTGTAGGTGGTCAGAAGAATCCTGAAGGAAGCGTAGACATTTTTATTACAGGATTGCACGGAAGTATTGTTATCAATGCCTTAGAGAATGGTGATGTCTGCATCAAAGGCAGAAACATCCATATGGAAGCAAAGGAAGATATAACAATAAAAGCAGGTAACAATATTAAAATTCAGGCTAAGAATATACTTGAGTTGGGACCAGGCAAGAAGGGATATTGTAAGTTTACAGAAACAACAAAGAGACCAAACTGGCACGCTATCTGTGGTTATCAAGAAAATCTTGTAGGTAGAGCAGGATTAGGTCTTCGTGCTGAAAGTTTATTCAATGTTGGTGCAGGTCTTGCTGCTGTCGCTGGTGGTCCCGTTGCCGCTGCTGCAGCTAACGTTGTTAGTGATGTGGTCACTTCTGGTGTTTCGGATCTCGCTAGCGGAAAGATACCTGGACCAGCATCACTTGCTACTAATCTTGCGTCAAGTGCCCTTAGTTCTGTTCCTGGTGGAGAGTTGATAGGTAAAGTTGCACAGGGACAAGGTATTGTTGGTGCAGGATTAGAATCTGCAAATATATTGAGTGGTGGTCTTGCTCCTGGTGCAATTGCTTCTAACATTGCAGGTAATGTTGTTCAAGATATTCCTGGGGTGGGATTAGCAGGTGAAGTTTTGGGTAATCCTGTTGGTGCTGCTACAGATCTACTTGGTATTGCTGATCCAGGATCGAATTTAAGTCAAGCAGCTCAGGCAGCATTTGGCGATTCTGTTGATCAGGCATTAGAAGATGCTCTAGATAATGTACCCATCGATCCAACAGACGTATTAGATTTCTAAGATGGCAGATAATTTTTACCAAAAGGACGAACAAACATTTGGGGAGAAAGTAACATTCTATAAGAATGTATTCTTTGATCAGGATATTGAAATTAGTGGAAACCTTAAGGTTGGAGGTACCTCTGGTCTTAAGGCGGATGCATTGAAAGGTGGTGAACAGGGATCAATTCCTTATCAAGAT